CGGCATCGAGACAGGACTATCACACTTGCGTGGCAGTCAGTCTATTGCTCAGCTTAGCGATTCAGTTATATCCCTTGAGCGTAATCAGCAGTCAGACGATGACATAGAGGCATCCACCACAAAGGTGCGTGTACTCAAGTCTAGATATACTGGTGACGTTGGTGTTGCTTGTAGTCTAATGTACGACTCAAACACAGGTAGACTATCTGAGATAGCTGACGGTGATAACTATAGCGCATTTGATGGAGACGAACTATGAATATAGTATTTGACATAGAAGCAAATGGGCTTAGTCCCACAAAGATATTCTGTATTGTAGCACAGGACGTAGACACTAAGGAAGTGTTTACGTTCGACAATACACAACTCGAAGCAGGTTACTTGTTTCTCAAGTCTGCTACTAAACTAATCGGTCACAACATCATAGGCTATGACTTACCTGCACTCAAAGATGTAGAGGGCGTTGACCTAAGTGACAAGAAGATTGTAGATACATTAGTTCTATCCAGATTGTTTAAGCCAACCCGTGAGGGTGGACACGGCTTAGAGTCTTGGGGCTATCGACTAGGCTTCAACAAGGGTGACTATGGTGAGAGCGATACTGCTTGGGATGCCTACACACCAGAGATGTTAGAGTATTGTCAGCGTGACGTAGAGCTAAACACTAAGGTGTACGAAGCTGTTAAGCTAGAGAGTCGTGGCTTCACACCACAAGCAGTAAGGCTTGAGCACGATGTATCTAAGATTGTAGACCAACAAAGACGCAACGGCTTTGAGTTTGATATGCGTAAAGCTATGTTGCTTGTAGCTATGTTTGGTGAGAAGCTACAGGCTGTTGAGTCTGAAGTGCATGAGACTTTCAAGCCTCGTGTTACTACACAGATTCTAAAGCCACAGTACACCAAGACAGGTAAGCTATCTAAAACAGCTAAAGACCAACACGATAAAGGTGTACGTCTTACTGACGATGAATGGCTCAAGATGGAACAAGATGGTAAGCCATATAAACGTGACACATACACCGAGTTTAATCTAGGCTCTCGTAAACAGATTGGTGAGTACCTAGTTGAAGCAGGTTGGAATCCTAAGAACTACACACCTACTGGTCAGCCTATTGTTGACGAGGGTACATTGTCTAAGGTAAAAGATATACCAGAAGCACAGCTGATAGCTAAGTATCTTATGCTACAAAAACGATTGGCTCAGGTAAACAGTTGGATTAAAGCAGTAGAACCTGATGGTAGAGTACGAGGATACGTCAACCCCAACGGTGCAGTAACAGGACGTATGACACATAGCCACCCTAACACGGCACAAGTACCTAGCACTAACTCACCCTATGGTGCAGAGTGCAGAGCTTGTTGGACTGTTAAGTCTGGTAACAAACTGGTAGGCATTGATGCTTCTGGATTAGAGCTAAGAATGCTAGCACATTACATGAACGATGAGGACTATACAAATGAAATACTCAACGGAGACATTCACACAGCTAACCAAAAACTTGCAGGACTTGAATCTAGAAATCAGGCAAAGACTTTCATCTATGCCCTCCTATACGGAGCAGGAGATGCAAAGCTTGGGTCAGTGGCTAAGCGAGGCAAGGCAGTCGGTAAACAATTGCGAAGACAGTTTCTTGATAGTCTACCATCATTTAAACAGCTTATCCAACGAGTTCAAAGAGAGAGCAAGAAAGGATTTCTAAAAGGTTTAGATGGTCGTAAGCTTTTTGTCCGCAGCGAACATGCTGCACTCAACACGTTACTGCAATCAGCAGGTGCTATAGTTATGAAAGAAGCTTTGGTTATACTTGACCATAACCTATGGCTCAAACGCATTGATGCAAAGATAGTAGCTAATGTACATGACGAATGGCAGATAGAGTGTAGAGCTTCACAAGCTGAGAAAGTAGGACAGCTAGGTGTTGAAGCTATTATACAAGCAGGCAAGAACTTAAACTTAAACTGTCCTCTTGATGGGGACTACAACATCGGAGATGGTTGGCATGAAACCCACTAAAGAAGACAGAAAGAAGTTTGACATTGACCTACAGTATGGCGTTGTTCGTGAAGATAAGATTGCGGATATGCTTACAAACAAAAAGATAGAAGTAAAATCTGAGCGTGACTTGTGGCAGAAGACAGGCAACATCTGTATTGAGTATAAGTCTTACGGTAAGCCGTCAGGTATTGACGCAACCGAGTCAGACTATTGGTTTCATAATCTATGTATTGGTGATGATGAATACTGCACACTCGTGTTTAACACTAAGACACTCAAGAAGATTGTAAAGAAACTAGATAGCTTTAAGACTGTATCAGGCGGTGACAACCGTGCAAGCCAGATGTATCTGCTAAACTTGCAGAAGCTGTTTTCGTCTGATGTAATCAAAGCATTCAAGGAGATAGAAGATGAGCCAGAAGCCGCTTAATACTGTAGTACCTGACGTATATAAACTACTAGAGAAACTGTCTGAGGGCGAGCCTCTTCCAATAACGGAGGAGGCACTCGATAAAACTATGGCATCTATGAAAGAAGCTATACTACATTGGGCTACTCCTCGTAAACGTGACACTAACTTCACACTTCGTATGTCTAACGTAGGTAAGCCTCAGCGTCAGCTGTGGTTTGAGAAGCGTGATGAGAATGGCAGAGGAGATGTCAACGGTCCTACTCAGATTAAGTTCTTGTATGGTCATGTATTAGAAGAGCTTGTACTTATGCTTGTACGTATGGCAGGACACAATGTAAGTGATGAGCAGAAAGAAGTTACAGTCAACGGCATTGTAGGACACATGGACTGTAAAATTAATGGACAAGTAGTAGATGTTAAGTCTGCGTCTCGCTTTGCTTTTCAGAAATTCCAGAACGGCACGTTAAATTCGGATGACCCCTTTGGTTATCTCGGACAGCTTGCAGGTTACGAGAAAGCAGAGGGTACAGATGGCGGTGCATTCTTAGTTATCAACAAAGAGAACGGTGAGCTTTGTATGTTTGAGCCTGATGACTTAGATAAACCTAACATAAATACTACAATAAATAACCTCCGAACTAATTTAGAGCTTGACACACCGCCTGAACTGTGCTATAATCCTTTGCCTGATGGTAAAAAAGGTAACATGCGATTGCCAAAAGGTTGTTCGTGGTGTAAGTATAAACACGAATGTCACAAGGATGCTAACGATGGTGCAGGTCTAAGGACTTTTAAATACTCTACAGGGTATGCGTACCTCACAAAAGTCGTAGCAGAACCCAAAGTAGAAGAGGTATTATGAATAGAAGACTAAGTAAGCGTATACGAAAACACGCTGAAGATATACAACTTATGTGGGTTAAGTCACTGTTGTCGGACGAGGAAGCTAACAAAGTAAATAAAACTAATTTAGCTCAGATGCTCCCAACACAGACCCACGTTTGGGGTATGGGTACAATGTACTGCAGTGTGTTTGGAATGCGCCACGTTACTAAAAAACTAAAACAATTACTACGTTTGTTTCCTGACAAGGCAGTAGAAGACTTTACACTAGCCGATGTCAACTGGAAGATACAGCAACGTAGGGTTTAGCACGGAGGCTATATTGAAAAAAGTACGGAAAGGCTTTAGAAAAGCAAGAGTCAAACGACCCATTGAAAAAGATTTAGTCAAGGGTTATGACTCTAACTGGGAGTATGAGCTGCACTCAGGTATACTCGACAAGTGGGAACACCACGTTGATAAAGTAGAGTACACCGTAGAGCACAAGTACGAACCTGACTTTGTTAAAACTATTGACGGCAAGAAGATTCTGCTAGAAGCAAAGGGGAGGTTCTGGGATAGTGCTGAGTACAGTAAGTACATCTGGATTAATAAAGCTTTGCCGGACGATGTTGAACTTGTATTTTTGTTTGCTAATCCAAGCGCACCTATGCCACAAGCTAAGGTGCGTAAGGATGGCACAAGACGCTCTCACTCTGAGTGGGCTGATAAAAATAACTTTAGATGGTTTAGCGAAGATAGTATACCCGACAACTGGATTAACAAAAAAAAGAGAGAGACATTTAAATGAAGAAAGAACCTACATTTGAAGAGTACATGCGAGACTTAAACTCGCATTGGGTTTATGACAGCACTAGAGGTACAGACCCAGAGGTGACTGCTGACTCAGAAGACTTTGCTGATTGTTGGGACAACGACCCAGTTAATAACCCTGCCCACTATAACACAGGTAAAGTAGAGTGCATTGAAGCTATTGAAGAGTCTATGAGTCTTGACCAGTTTCAAGGCTACCTCAAAGGCAATTGCCAAAAGTATATATGGCGCATGTCTTACAAGGGCAAAGCTTTAGAAGACTTAAAGAAAGCAAGATGGTATTTAGATAAACTAATTAAGTCACATGAAGCGTAAGAAGTGGTGGCGTATATGGGCAAAGTCTCTCGGAGAAAAAGTTGGAGAGACTAACAGCCAAGCAGATACTGTTGCGGTTATCCGAACATTCTGGTGGGTTGTACATATCGCTACTTGTTTTATGATTATATTAAATAATTCTAAGAACTTAGGTTGGTGGTAATGGATAGAAAAGAAGAGCGCAGGAATCAGTTTGCTCGAAAGAAAAAGTTTAAAAACATTACGAGGTCTTCTAAAGCTAAGACTGAAAGAAAAAAACAAACGAGGAAAGAACATGACATACAATTTTTTCAAGAGACTCTGGACGATAGAGTTTAGAAATGGAGTTGGTTTTGACATAGAGTTCTGTGATAGCCGTCCAGTTTGGGCAGTTGTAAACGGAGAACACGATGTAATGCCATTTGCAGGTACAGTAATTTTATTGCCCTTTATAAATATAACTATTGGAAATGTCTGGGAGGAAGTAGACGATGAGTAAAGATTGGAGTTTTGAATTAACAGAGAAGCAAAGGTTAGCAATTAAAGCATTAGCGTTGTTTGTAATATCGCCAGTGTATGTTCCAGTTAGAATACTTTGGGATAACCGCAAAGACATTGTAGGTTTCTACAAAGAGTTTTGGGCAGCAATAACCTTTGGAGATTTTAATGGATAAGTACCAACAATTTATACACAAGTCTAGATATGCACGATGGCTTTCAGCTGAAGGTAGGCGTGAGACTTGGGAAGAGACTGTGCAAAGGTATGTAGACTTTTGGGTTAATCGAAAGCAGATAGATAAGAAAACAGCTAAGCGTTTATATGATGGCATACATAGTCAAAAGGTTATGCCGTCTATGCGATGTATGATGACAGCAGGTGAAGCACTAGACAAAGATAACGTAGCAGGATTCAACTGCAGTTACTTAGCTATTGATTCACCTAGAGCATTTGATGAGTTAATGTATGTACTTATGTGCGGTACTGGTGTAGGCTTCAGCGTTGAGCGTAACTTTATCAACAAGCTGCCAATAGTTGCTGAGTCATTCCACGATACAGATACTACGATTGTAGTAGCCGACAGTAAGATTGGTTGGGCTTCTGCATTCCGTGAGTTAGTTGCTATGCTATATGCAGGTAAAGTTCCTAAGTGGGACATGAGTAAGATTAGACCTGCAGGTGCTAGACTTAAAACATTCGGTGGTCGTGCATCGGGCTCAGCACCTCTTGAAGACTTGTTCCGATTCTGTGTAGAAGTATTCCACAAAGCAGCAGGACGTAAGCTAACAAGCATTGAGTGTCACGATGTTGTGTGTAAGGTTGCAGACATTGTAGTTGTCGGTGGTGTTAGACGTTCAGCACTTATAAGTCTATCAAACTTATCAGACATTCGTATGGCTAAAGCTAAGAC